CGAACAACGTCCCGTACATCCTGAAGCTGAACGAGGGTTCCTCCAAGCAGGCCGCGGCGGGATTCGTACAGCGGGCCATCCAAGAGGCCGTCACCGGCCTGAGGAGCGTGGCAGCATGACCGCAATCCAAGCTGCGCGAGAGGCCATCTACCAACGGTGGGTCGACAACCTCCCCGCGGGCCTGGCCAACTACACGTTCGCCAACGAGAAGTACACCGCGCCCACCGATACGGTGTGGGCTCGGCTCACGGTCAGCCACGAAGCCGGGGAGCAAGACTCCCTTGGCAAACCGGGTGACCGCAAGTTCCTACGCCGAGGCAGGGTACTCATCCAGATTTTCGACAAGGTAAACAACGGGCTGCGCAACCTTGATTCGCTGGCTGATTCCGCTCGGGACATCTTCGAAGGAGCGTCCTTCTCCGGACTCGCCTTCATCAGTGCAGACATTCGTGAAACGGGGCCAGACGGTGAATGGTATCAAATTCTCGTTGATGCCCCTTTCGACTACCAGGAGACCAAGTAACCTAGGAGCCTACCATGGCACGTTCACTCACCAACAACGCTGCAATCGCGGTTGCGATCGAAGCGAGCATCGGCACGCTCCCGGCTACTCCCCTGTGGGTCAAGCTGGAGCCCAACACCCTCGGTGCCTACGGGCCTGAGATCACCACGGTTCCCCGGAACCCCATCAGCAACACCCGACAGGCCCGGAAGGGCTCGGTCACTGACAAGGACTCGAGCGTGGAGTGGGAAGGCGACCTGACCAAGCACCACATGCTGGAGTTTGCCGAAGGTTTCGTCTTCGCCCAACGGGCCAACTCCACGGTCATGGAACGCATCCAGGCCGGGGCGGACTACGATACCCTGGCAGCGGTCAACGCCACCAGCGACTTCACCCACAGTGCACTGTCTGCGGCGATCGCGGACAACACGCTCATCTTCGGCCGGGGCTTCTCCACTGCCGCGAACAACGGTCTGCACGAAGTCACGGCGGGCAGCACCACGACCTCGACTGTCACGACCAGCACGCTGGCCGATGAGACGCCCTCCATTGCCTCTGGAGCACGGATCGACGTCTGCGGCCACCGGCTCACGGACGGCACCTGGACGGATGCCACCAACACCTTCGGCTCCGCGCTGACCGATCTGACCACGCTCGGTCTGTCCGTTGGCGCGATGCTGCGGATCGGCTCGGACATCAACGCCATGACCGGCGGTCAGCTCGTTGGGCGCATCGTGTCCATCGCGGCCTCCGCCATCGTCCTGACGAAGGTCGAGAACCTCGGCACCGGCACCCTGAGCGGTGGCGGCGACGTCGGCGCTATGGCAGTGGACCTCCTCTACGGTCCGTACATCCGGAACGTGGCGGTCAGCGACTCGGATTTCCTCGAACGCTCCTTCCAGTTCGAGCTGGTCTACGACAACCTCCAGAACCCGGACGGCACCGGCGACGAGTACGAATACGCCATCGGCAACTTCTGCAACGAGCTGACCATCAACCTCCCGGGTCAGGACAAGGCGACGATGAGCTTCGGCTTCATCGGCACCAACTCCGACGACATCACCACGACCCGCAAGGGCAACACCGCCAACGCGGTGGAGCCGGTGCAGACCGCGGCCTTCAACACCTCCTCGGACTTCGCCCGTCTCAACATCTGGGACACCAGCGAGAACGACCTGGGTACGTGCTTCAAGACCCTGACCCTGACGCTCGGAAACGAGGTCTCCCCCGAGAAGTGCCTTGGCACGCTCGGCGCATCGTTCATGAACACGGGTAACTTCACCGTGAGCCTGGACGCTGAGCTGCTCTTCACGGACAGCGACCTGGCCCAAGCGATCACGGACAACGACACGGTCACCTTCGACGTCCTCATGCGGAACGACGACGGGGCCATCGCGATTGACATTCCGTCGCTCACCCTGGGTGGCGGGGCTCGCTCGTTCCCCGTGAACGAGAGCATCAAGATCGCGGTCACCGGCGCGGCCTTCGCGGACGCCACGCTCGACACGAGCATCGGCATCACGGAGTTCCCGTACTTCCCGGCGGTCGCCTGATCACCTACGGACGGGGGGCTTCGGCTCCCCGTCTACCTCATCCCTCTACCCCCAACACGATACCAACATGGCTGACTTCACACACCTTCAGAGCCTCCGCGTCGCGGACGATGCCACGGCTTCCTTCACCTTCTTCCAGATCGGTGGCGAACCCACCCTCCAGGTGCGTCACGCGGGCCAGTCCAACCGGGACTTCTTCAACGCTGCGCTCAAGATGAACAAGGCTGCGGCCCGCGGGGCTCGCAAGCAGAGGGGTGGCGTGCCCACGCCCGAGGACATCGAAAAGGCCCGGCAGCAGGACATCCGGATCTTCGCCCGTTACATCGTGACGGACTGGCAGAATGTCCTCGACTCCGAGGGCAACCAGGTCGAGTTCTCCGAAGAGGTCTGCGTCCAGTTCCTGCAGGCGATCCCGAGTGACATGTTCACTGAGCTGCGGGTCTTCTGCCTCGACATCACCAACTTCCGCGAGGAAGAGATGATGGACGAAGAGGAGCTGGAGGATCTCCAGGGAAACTGACGGAGCGGCTGCTGTGGGAGCTGCAATACGATCAGAAACGACACGCGATCGAGCAGCACTACAGACTAGGCCGCACCCTTCCCAGTGGACTCCAAGAGGTCGTCGACTCGGAACCCGAGTTGGAGGCCTTCGAAGGGTTCTATCTGAGGGCCTACTGGAACCTGGTGACCGAGAAACGGGGTGGCATTGTCATCCCGTACTCGGAGATCATAGAATACGGCGAGCGTTCTGGACTCGATTCCACTATGATCGAGGTCCTGATCGTTGTCATCAGGCAGCTCGAGGTGCGCCACGAACGGTGGGCCAAGGGCGAGCGGACACGGCGGGAGCTGGTTGACAGACCGTCCCCTGCCAAGAGGCAAAAGAGCATGAGCAAACGAAATGGTTGATTTCAAGATCCAAGTCATCATCGACCCTTCCCGCGCCAAGACCGGCGGGAAGGCGGTGCGTCGGGAACTGGACAAGACAACCACGAAAGCCAATGCTCTGGGCGGTGCCCTGAAAAGGGCAGTCGCGTTCATCGGGGCGGGTCTCGTAATCAGGAGCGCGACCCGCACCCTTGCCAACTTCTCCCAGGAAATGAGCACGGTGGCTGCGGTCACCAACGCCACCGAGAAGGAATTCGCCATGCTCGAAGAGCGGGCCATTTCCCTCGGAACGAACACCAGGTTCACGGCTACTCAGGCCGCGGAGGGTATGACCTTCCTGGCCCGTGCCGGGTTCTCCGCCTCTGAGGCGTTCGAGACCGTGGACGACACCCTACAGCTGGCGCAGGCCGGTGCCCTAGACTTGGGCCGAGCTGCGGACATCGCGTCCAATGTCCTTACAGGCTTCCGTCTGAAGACCGACGATGCTGCCCGGGTTGTGGATGTCATGGCCCTGGCTGCCAACAGCGCAAATACCACGGTCGGACAGCTGGGGGATGCACTCTCCTTCGCCGCCCCGGTGGCTGCGGGGATGGGTGTGTCCGTCGAGGATGCTACGGCTGCAATCGAGGCACTGTCGAACGCTGGTCTCCAAGGCTCGCGGGCGGGCACGGGTCTCGCACGCGTGATGGCCGTTCTGGAACAGGGCTCTCCCGCGCTGGCCTCCGCCATCAAGGGTGCTGGCCTGGAGCTGGAGGATGTGAAGGTCACCTCCGTGGGCCTCATCCCCGCGCTCAAGAAGCTGTCGGAAGCTGGCATCGACACGGGTACGGCGCTCGAGATCTTCGGCCTCCGCGGCGGTCCCGCGTTCGAGGTCCTACAGTCCTCGGTTGGGGATGTTGAGCGGTTCGCCGAAGCCCTCGGCGGAGCTGAAGGTACGGCGAAGAGAGTTGCCGATACCATGGACGACAACCTCAATGGGGCCATCCTCGCCGTCAAGTCGGCGTTCGAGGGCCTCATCCTGCGGCTTGGCCAGGGTGGGGCGACGGGTGCTCTGCGATCCTTCATGGACGCGCTCTCCTCTGGGCTCCGGACTGCCGCCGACAACATCGACACGTTCATCAACGTGGTTCAGGGCCTGGTCTTCGTGCTGTCTGTATCACTGGCACGTAGGGCTATCCCGGCGGTCATCGCAGGAATCAAGGCTCTGGGTGCGGCGATCGCTACGAACCCCATCGGTGCAATCGCCACTGCCCTGACCCTGGCCACTGCCGCTCTGATCGCCTTCCGAGACCAGCTCACCCTCACCGAGGAGAGCACCACCACGTTGGGGGACGTCGGCTCCGCAGCCTTCACCAAGATCGGGGAAACTGCCGAAGCCCTCAAGCCCACCTTCGCCGAGGTCGCCGAGTCCATCGCCAACTCCCTGGGCGGCACCTTCGAGGGCTTCGAGCTGAACCTCGAGAACGTGCTCCTGGGGTTGGCTACCTTCGGGGACACCGCCATCGGGATCACCCAGGCCATCATCTTCGCGCAGATCGAACTGTGGAAGGGACTGCCTGGGGCCATCATGGAGGCCCTGGTCAACGTCATCAACGGGTTCTTCAGCTTCCTGGACACCGCCACGGATGCCGTCCGTGCCACCTTTCTGGCACTGGCCGGTACGGCCCAGGCCATCGGTGGGCAGATCCTGATCTACTTCCGAGAGCTGGACATCGCCGCTACCCAACTGCTTCATGGACAGGCGACCGCCGCGGCCGAGACGGCTGCCCAAGCCGCGGAGGTGCTGACCAACCAACTGCTGGGTGTGGGCACCACCTTCGTCCGGGAGTTCAAGAGCAACATGGCGGAGCTTGAAGCCGCTGAGCTCATCGATCCGCTGGCCAACTCCTTCGAAGGAGCTGGCGCCGACTTGGCAAACAACATGGTGGCTGGGTTCAAGGAAGGCCTGTCCTTCTCTGGCCTGACGGACTTTACTCTCGGAGTCCTCGACCTGGCCAACAACCAGCGCCAGCAGGCTGAGGCCGCCGAGCGGGTGGCTGCTGCCCAAACCGCTGCGAACGAAGCCATGACCGTGGGTACTCCGATCGTGGAGACGCTCGGTGAGAGCACCGAGGAGGCCAACGAGAAGACCGAGGAGCTGGCCCGCACGGTTGGCGACGGCCTCACGGACGGTCTCAAGGCTGGCTACAAGGGCCTCACGGATGTCGCGGGCGCGGCCGAGACCGGCCTGGTCAATGCCTTCGGAGCTGGGGAGGACGCCCTGGTTGAGTTCGCCACCACCGGCAAGCTGAATTTCTCCAGCCTGATCGAAGGACTTTCGCAGGACATCGCTCGCCTGATCGTCAAGATGCTGGCGCTCAAGGCCATTGAAGCCATCGGTGGCGGCGGCGGCGGCGGACTCCTGAGTTCCCTCTTCGGTGGG